TGCGAACATCACCTCAACTGGCTACACGATAATATCCCTTCTCACTTTGATCAACATGTGAGTGAAACGGCGTATTATTCAATTCAAGGTATCCCTGAATGTATGCCAGATATGTATAGAACACCTGACGTGACCGAGGCGTACCGTAAATATTATGTGGCCGAAAAGAGTGCATTCGCACGGTATAAGACAAAGGTACCTGATTTCATATCTGCGTAGTATACGAGGTGTGTCGTATAATACAAAGATGATGCCCCCGACAGGATTCGAACCTGCGACCACTAGCTTACAAAGCTAGCGCTCTACCAACTGAGCTACAGGGGCGGGGTCCTTCCTACCTGATTCGAACAGGTGACAAATGGAACTACAGTCCACTGCTCTACCAACTGAGCTAAGGAAGGGTAAGCTCCCACCAAGACTTGAACTTGGGGTGGCGGATTCAAAGTCCGCAGTGTTAACCAACTACACTATAGGAGCGGCTGCTAAGAGTGGGGTTCGAACCCACGCGTGCAAAGCACAGGCGATCTTAAGTCGCACCCCTTAGACCAACTCGGGCATCTTAGCTTAACTGTCTAGTGTATTTATTATGTTGTAATTCTTTAATATACTAATCTATCTTCGCATCGGGATTGATCATCTTCTGAAGTTCAAATAACTTAACAGACATGAAAAATTTAGCTTTCGCGTGGAATTCACTTTTCGGTTCTGTAAAAAATAATACGGCTGCAGCCATGAATATACTCATGATGAGTAGTATCAACAGTTTGCCTATCATTTATATATTATTAGAAAAAAGTTACGCTTCAATCTCACCTCGATCAATCAGCTTCTTACGATTGATCATGTGAAGACCCTCCACTTCAGCCTTATTCTGCGCACTGTATGGTACGGCGTACCCTTCATCACACAACCATTTGTTTACATTCGTCCATACACCGTCCTCAGAGACCCAAACTTCTCCAAGGACACGACCAAACTTACCTCTCGAGTCCGCCTCTGGACATCTGAGCTCGATTTCAATATCATCCTTCTCGGACGCGACAGCCTTCAAACACCATTCCTTCAACTTCTTCTTTGAGAGGAGACCAAACCTCTTCTCCTCCTTATCCGATGTACGCGACTCGGGTGTATCAATACCCAAGAGACGAACGCGTTGCTTTGTACCTACATCGAAACCAAGATCGATGTTGACATCAATCGTATCACCGTCGACAACCTTAGCCAGGGAAGATACACGGTAAATGAAAGTACAAGGTTCGACGTTGTAGGTAGACATCTTATACAGTTGTATATACACAATTCTTTATATTCGGATATGAAATTTAGGTTTTGTGCGACCATCATAAGCATTTACAAGTCCAGATGAGAGCATCTTTTCGTTTACCGACGTTGTATCTCCTTTATACCTATATACAGTAACCAGGGTTCGTCCATATTTATCATTCTTATCACATTTTATCCAAACCAATCCATTTACCTTACTCTTACACAAAAACGGATTCCATCGTTCAAAGGGTGCACGATCATCAAATCCACACTCTTGTTTGAATATGTCGCGAGCGAGTTTCGCCACGTATATATGGTCATTTCGACGTGACGTGGATAGTACAGGTTTCATCTCTGGTGAGTCGTAACCGAGTGTGCGAAAAGTAAATTTAAGCACGCGCCCATGTTTGATGATAGCGGCTCGAAACGTGTCTCCGTCGTAAACACTTGTAATTTTTGCATACCCTTCGTACCTATTCAAACTGAAAACAGGAAACGAATCGTCAATTCCCGACAATACCCGTTTTGAGAAACATGAAAACATGTTCGTATATTGTTTAAAGATATTATTCTCTTTATATAGTATACGAAGATGTTATGCATTTGTCATACTCCACAGGATTATTATAAACAGCGGTTAGCTAAGACACGTGAAAACGTGCTCAATCACATTTACAAAAATACATCTACACCGACAACACCAAAAATACCGGATAATACAAGACTTCGTCTACGCTTTAAAGAAGCGGTACAAGAAGCCCATGAAATATGTAATGAAGATAAAACATCTAACGCGTGTTATCTCGCGTGGGATGAGGTTGATGAGTTGGAAGATTCTATGCTACGTCTATACCCTGATATAAAGTAATTTCTGGCGGTTCTTCTTCGTACGTGTAGTACATAATCGATACCCCGTATAATTCCATGAGGTCTTTATTGACATTTTCATTGATCTGTCGTTTCCAATTTTTTACAGTCGTATGAAAATACTCGAGACCGTCATCGGAGAATGCACATATACGCATGAAAGGTGTGGAACGAAGATTTCTCATGTACACGTTAACGGATGTGGGTAAAGGTAGTGCAAATTCATAGGAGGATTGTAGAATGTCGATTACATAATACCCATGTGAATCGCATATGATATTAACCTGCATTTCCGGAAACCCCTTTATATACGCTTCAAAATCTGAATTACTGGGAAGTGTAGCGAAAATAGGTGTACTCTGACATGTGACATCTTCATTATACCCTATTCCGGGGTGTGTATGATACGAAATTTCAGAGTACCACACTTTTGCAATGTCGTCAGTGTCGACACGGTTCCGTTTTTCAGAAGTCACTTTACTTGGTTTACTGAATAAACCATCGCCCATGTATTTCACGTTTCCAGCATATTCCCATTGTTTAACTGAAGATAATTTACTAACTTCTTTTAAATCCTGGACAACTCGCCGAGATAATTTCACACGCGTCCTTTTTATAGCCATGGATGGCGTCACGACCTTAAACTTCATACACTACCTTTGATATATTATACAACTATTTTTAAGTATTACCGTTTTTTCCTTATTTTTTTCTTTGTCGCCACACCCATCGTCATCGTAAGTTTCGGTGGTGTTTTTGTATTCTTTTTAGTGACACGTTTACCGGTTACAGTTGAAAACAATGTGGGGTTATTTAAAAATGATACACGACCGGCTATATTGATATTTTGACCACCAAATGTTCGTATATTCACAGTTTCGTTTAACAGTGCTGGAATTGCTCGTGCGAAATCTAGGTGAAATGTTGTACACACACCACGGGTATTATTAGCCTGTAAATTGGGACCAGTATAATATCTCGCAACGGTGTTATCAAATACATTTCCAAAGAACTTTTTCATATTTGGTAATATACGGTTTCGTAATATACTACCGAACCCATTTCTATTCATCGCACTTCGTCCATGTGGATCAAACACCCATATACGCGGTTCCGGATTACCAGTATCCATTAGGACATTAATCGCATGACCCATATTCGGATTGTTCCGTTTGGTAACGCTGATTAGAAAATAATGAATACTTCCTGATGACGCATTGAGAGTGGGAACCGTTGTTCCGTTATTCTTGAATTGTATTTTAGGCTTCATATTTAACAACTGTTCGGATGTATTCACAACAATACCTTCATTTATACTATCGTCATATTCTAAAAACCTTACATTTATTCTCTTACCCTTATAACGAACGCTGTCTAGACGCGATCTCAATTCGTCGAGATACCTAATATACCCTGGTCTCGTACAAGACATACCCAAATTTTGCGGTAATTTGGGTATTGATCTTACAACCTTGGAAGTTTTTACAACTTTCATCGGCCCTGGACTGAAGTTGATATTCGTAGACCTATTGGGTTTGTTACGCTTTCGTGTCCCCTGTGACATCATAATTTATACCCAGAAATTATCTCGTTTTGGTAATTTTCAACTGAGTAGAACGCCCCTTCACGTTCTTGGGGTCGATCTTGTTCCCATTTCGTTTAGGATTAAATGATTTCTTATGTTCAGCCCAATATTCTGGGGCACCGACTTTGAAATTTTTATGCATTTTCGCTTTGTACCAAAAAACACAGTCCTCTATTCTATTCGATTTAGACGTGTTATCTAGTACTAAACATTCGTAATTTTCAGTACACGAATCCATCACCTTATTGAACATATCAAACGTGGGGAAGATCCCGAAAAACGATTTATATAATTTTTCGCGGTTTTGAATGATGTTTTCCCTGAGAATAAACACATAGTCAACGTTTGCGCGAAGAGCTGGTGGTAAATCCATGCAATACTGCATCGTAAGCATGAAAAAGATCTTCCAGTGACGACCATTCATGAAACATTGACGAATACACGTGTCACGCATAAATTTATTGTCATACATACAATCATCTAAAAGCAAAAATGCACCACAGTTCGTTTTACCCGCACCTACTAGTCTCCTCTGACGATCCATAACACGTTCTATAGCTTCCCTGTCATAATCACCGTAGATGAATAGATCTGGAATATATTGCTGATAATAATGATTACCTTCCTCAGTCGCTGACAGTACGATCCCTGCTGGTAAATGTTTTTTATGCCACAGGATGTCTGTCACGAGTGTGGACTTACCTGTATTACGTTTACCGATAAACACAAGGACTTTGTCATCAGCCATTGTCGCGGGATTAAATTTTCTTAACCGCAAATCCATCTATAATACCGCCCCGTTTTATTTCATAAAATTTTACTCACGTGTAATAAGAATGGCAGGTCGTGTCCAACTTGCTGTCACGGGTATCCAGGATCAATGGCTTACTGGGGAACCGCAGTTCTCATATTTCGTAACATTGTTCAAGAGACATACACGCTTCTCTACAGAGTCGGTAGAAATGCCATTCACTGGTGATAATTCGTTTGGGAGTTCTGTAGAATGTCGGATACCAACTAACATCGGTGATCTCATACGGGGAATGATCTTGAAAGTTAAACTTGGAAACCTCACCCCTCATGAAACAGGAAGTGTCCCATCACATAGGTATTATTACAATATACCAGTGGGCAAGAGTATAATAAAGTACGCGGACCTGGTAATAGGTGGACAAATCATCGAGAGGCTTACTGGAGACTATATATACATGTATGATCAGTTACACAGTAACAAGGATGATGCAGATTCGGGTGGGTCACTCTATTTCATGAATGGCCACAATGAGACGTTGTCGGTCTCTGATAGTTATAATACGTTCTACGTCAATCTCCCCTTCTATTTTCACAGGAACCCGAGTTTGGCGGTTCCTATATGTGCACTCACGAAACAACTTGTAGAAGTTCGTATAACATTCAGGGACATAGATGACGACGTATCATTTAAGTACACAATACCATCAAGTGGACTTGTAACAAGGGAGAAAACAACTGAAGGTTCTATTAAAAGCGCCTCGCTCATAACTGATTTTTACTTCATCACGGAGGATGAGAAGAACTTTTTACTCACGCGTCCGATGGAATACGTAATTACACAATTACAAAAATCGACCATACAATTCAAACAAGGGGAACTCAAAAAATCTGTGTTGTTGAAATTCACAAATCCAGTGAAAGAACTCATGTTCCTTGCGAAGGAAGAGACTGGGAACAACTTCAATACAGAAGACCGTCTACTTAACACCTCAGCATCTGATCAGTCATTTTCGAGTGTTTTGAAAGGATTTACCATAGGTTCATCCACAAACACGAAACGAT